CAAAGGCGTCATATTTAATAGCGGTATTTTCCACTAAATACCCTTGTTCTTGCACTAAATAGGCTTGTGCTTGTGATACCGCTTCATCAATCATAGCTCTCAGCTCTCCATCGGTGAAGCCCGATCGTTCAGCGATTTCTCTATCAACTGTGATTTTAGGGGTTGGAATAGCCCAACGCTCAACGCCAATAGAAAGTAAATTGGAAGTACGTTGTTTTTGAGACCACCACCAATAGCAAGGTCTTAAAAGTCCAACCCCTTCAAAATTTTGACCAGTCTTATTTAAAGTTAAAAGTAAAAGCTTATTTGCTGGGATTGGTTCAGGCATGACGCCCCCAATCATATTTTGCATAACGCCTTCTAAATTCCTTCCGTCCATGGTCAACCAACGCTGATGGCTTGTGGGTTCTCTATCGGCATATCTTTTAAGAAAGATTTTTTCTTGGCCAATCGAATCAGTGCAAATATGATAAAGCTCTTCAGCATATCGCCAACCTAAAGGCAAAAATTCAAGAAGGTAGCTCAGTTGCTCTTCAAAGCTGCAATCCATCATTCCAGCATAACCGTCAAAGCCAAAGTTTTCATTACAAAACCTAGCTAGTTCTTCGCTCACCGAATCATTCTCAACGCCTGGTTTAAAAATCCATTTAGCACTGAGCAAGGTTTGTTTCACCACCGACCAAGTACGCCGAACGATTGGATCACTAGCAAGCATATTTTCAGCGGTCAAAGTCCACTGTCTACCGCTAACGGCTGGATTTTGTTCTTTACCAGCAATGTAACCACCGCTTAAATTTGTCCCTGAAATACCTAGTGTTTTAAAAATAGGTTGTGCTTTTTCTTCTAAAGATTCCCCTGATTTTAGGTTCATAGATAAGGCTGGGTACATGAAACACTCTTAAACAAAATTAAACTAAGTAAATTGTATTAACTATTATCATAAAAAAGCAAATTTAAAAAGCGGTCATCATTAAATATAGCAACAAATCTAAAAAAGACCGCTTTAAGAAGAAATTGGCTGGATAAGACAAAGGTTAAAACTCAACCAGCCGTATTTCATTTTAAAAGAGAACAATCTATTTTCATATCTTGCCCCCATCGAACTACTCTTTCAAAATAATACAAATTGAAACATAAATCAATTTGAATTTTAAAAAAGATAGTTGTTGGTTCTAATGTGCTATGCGTTACCATTGTCTTCAACTCGATCCAACCCAAAAAACCAGCGAACCAACAATATATCAACACACTAATATAAAGGATTCTTTCATGTGTAAAATAGAAGGTGAATTTTTTTTAACTCAAGAAGGCAAGATATTCTATAGGGGTCAAGTTTATGAAGCTATGGATTGTGAATTTATGCCGGGCTCCAAGCTGGTATTCAAAATGATCGATGAAAAGCTTGATAAACCAATCAAAAAAGTTGTTAAAATGGAAACGCTGAAACCACAAATAGAGAGAAAAGAAGATATGTTTATTTTACCTCCTGATATGGCCTTGAGCTTCCCATCAATGCAAGCTCAATCCCCAATCTCAACCCATAGCGAATCACCAGTTGAACCAATTAACGATCTAAGCCAACTCCAAGATTTGCTTAAAATGACTGGTAATAACTTACCTTTGAGCATCGCTATTCTTATTGCTCTCTTCCTCTACAAAGAGAAAAAAGAAAAAGATAAAAAAGAGGTTGATCATTCAATTGCGTGCGATATGGATAGAAAAGAGCTTCTAAGAAAGATTGACATATTACAAAGTCAAGTAAACGATTTTGAAAAAGATCAAATTAAAATTGGATTAACTGGAGATGATCTTGAAGAGAGAATTGAGAAGCTGGAGAAGGCTAAGCATTAGCGGTTTTTTTTCGGCTTGGACTTGATCCAACTGATCTTAAATATTTATAAATTGTAGCCTTTGATATGCTAAGTTGTTCGCAAATCTCATCAGTTGCATGACCGTCTTCATATAGCTTTTTAACCAATAAAGCTTTCTTTTTTGCTGGATTGCTTATCCCCTTCGGTCTTCCTAAAGTTTTTCCTCGTTCTCTTGCTGCTTGGAGTCCAAGGAGCGTTCTTTCTCTGATCAATCCAAGCTCCATCTCCGCTAGTGCTGAGAATATATGAAAGATAAACGTACCAAAGCTATTGCTTGTATCAATGCCATCACTTGTTTTTAAATGCGCTTTTTTGGCTTTGATAGTATCAACGATTTGAATTAAACCTTTTACTGATCGCCCAAGCCTATCGAGCTTCAAAACGAGTAGCGTATCGCCTGGCTTTAAAGCCTTTAAAGCCTTCTTTAGTTCATCTCGATCCTTTGATCTTGAACTGATCTTCTCAAGAAAAATTTCATCGCAACCTTGCTTATTTAGAAAATCAAGTTGAGCTGATAGATTTTGATTGGTGGTTGATACTCGTGCGTATCCAATGAGTTTAGACATTTAAAAATCCTTGTGTTGTAGTTCAATAAATCAACACATTAAATTAAACTAATCTTTCAAAACTTGTTTTTAAATATTCCTTCAAATCCGATATTTTGAATTTTAAGTGCAATCATATCAGAACGAGTTAAGCCTTGTTTTGAAATCATATAAATGCAAAAATTGAGGATTGATATATAATAATTCCGATGACTCAATGACAACTCATTAGCATTGTATGGCAAGAATAAAATAAAAGATGCCAGCTTTTTAATCTCTAAAATATCAACATGAGCTGATGAATATATTTTTAGAAACCATTCATATATTTTAGTGTATATAATATCCTTATCATCAAAGGACTGATTGTCGTATGGAATAAATTCAATAATATCAAAGCCTAAAAACATTTTATTCATTTAGTCCTCAGTTTTTAAATCAATTTCAATTTCATCAATGACCGCTAGAAGCTTCACCCTGATCGCTTCATCCTCTTTGAACAAGGCTAAAATAATATCTTTGAATAAAAGTAAAGTTTCTATTGTCATTTTTTAGAGCTCCTTTTAAGTGATGGTTTATCTATATTGAATTGTTTAGCGGCTTTATATACTCGATTCAAGGGTACCTGCAAATCTCTTGCTATTTGACGCCATGTTTTATGGGGCGAATAAACTCTCATAAATTCATCATTTGAAATAGACAAATCTTTTTTACCTCTCCTCTTAGGATGGTCTTCTAAGCCTAGTCTATGCATAATATTCTTGATTCGTCGATCTGATATTTTTAATTCTCTTGCTATTTCCCTAATCGATTTATCTTTAGAATAAGCATTCATAAATTGCTCATCACTGATTCTAATCATTTTAATTGCATTAGGTTTAGCATCTGGTTTTTTAGGCCTTTGTATCTTATACTTATATGCCCAATAGGTTAATTTATTATATGAAATATTCATCTCCTTAGCGATTGTCTTCCATGTCTTAAATGTCGTCATAAAAGATAGTATTTCATCAGCTGATAAAGCCTTATCATCATTAACTGGGGGCTGATATGCTGGATCATTTAATCTATCTTCTAAAGCACATAAGCGCGGGTCTAAATCTAAGTGATACATTTTAAAATCCTTTTGTCTTAGAAAATAAACTGTTGTATTTGATTTGAGATGATATGACTGGCTCAACCGACTTGATGATTGAAGGCAAATCGGAATCTCTCCAAAGCCAATTGATGACATCATATCTTAGAGCGTCTAAAGGGTCTTCCCTTCCATCCTTTTTAGGGGCTTCCTTATTATCCCAGGCATAAGACAAGATGGCCTTTCGAAAAGAATTGCCACTTGCACGCTCTCCAGCTTCCCAAACTTCCCTTGTACATAATATTTTTCTTTGGCCAATCAGTCTTTTAACCCTTAAAACTCCGTTCATAATGTCGGTTCTAATTGGATCAGTCACCCATTTAAAAGGCATTCCAATTCCTCCTTCATTAGGATCGAGCTTCAGCTCTCTAAAAGATGATTGAGCGGTTCTATCTGAGCGTTGGGCTCCAGCTTTATCACCGCAAGCACCATCTAAAAGTATCGTATTTGGAAATCTATCTTTCAAAGCGCGAGGGGCTGCTTTGCTCAAAATTAACTTTGCCAATTCATTTAGGGTTATTTCTTGGGGATTAATTTCAGCACAAATAATATCGGCCTTCAAATTGGGATCATGCACAAGAATTAAAACACTAGGTTTTCTAAATCCGAAATCGATAGCAATGCGACCGCTCCAATTGGGATTATATTCCCAGCCATCGATAATATGATTCATAGTCCACTCATTGTAAATCATACCACTCTTTGGTTTTGGTTGGTTCTCCACCATTGCCAGCCGTTCTTCTTCAGGTAGGTTCTTGATTGCTTCGAACCAATCACTTGACAAATTAGCTTTATTAACATGACTTGAAAAAAGAATTGGTTCACAATTGGCTTTTGTTGCCATATCCACCCACCAAGCCCCCCAAACTGGAAGCCCCACCATAACTAGCTTTGGCGTTGGTCCACTTCTTAGACGGCCTAAAGCTTTAAAAGCCACCTCTTCGTTTAGCATCTGGCATTCATCAATCACCGCTAGGCCCGAAGTTATATTCAACCCCTCTAAAGAATTTTGGCTTGCGTCTTGTGTGCCTGGTCTAAAATAAGATCGTGTATAAATCGTGTGATTGTTTGGAGTAGTCCAGCACGAGTTAAGTCCATTATAAACCCAGCCTTCAGGAACCATCCACTTTTGAATCTCAGGGGCTAAAACCTGCCTATATCTTCCAGCGGTATCAGTGATGAGAAGGCTGGATTTATTGGGATGTGCTTCACTCCATACCGCCAATGCAAATACTAAAGCCGAAGTCTTGCCACTACCCCAGCCAGCTCTAACTGATATAAAATGGTCATCTGATACAAGTAGCCTTTTAATAAGAGTCGCTTGTAGCTCATTTAATTTTAATTTATTCATCCTCATCGACCTCATCAGCCTCATCAACCTTTGGCTTCTCATCAACCTCAACCCCTCGGAGTTGGTTGATCATATCAATGACAATTGACTTTTTATCTTGAGCTTCGCTAATTTCAAATATTTGTTTTTCTCCAAACTCATCCTTAAATTGGCGCTCCAATAAAAATTTAGCCGCTTTCCAATCTCCAGCTTCAGCGGCTGATTTAACGAGGCCTAGCAAATAGCCACGATATGCCAGTACGGCTTGTTCAATATCAAAAGCAAACTTTTGATCTTTCTTTTTCCAGCCATAAAAGGTTTGTGGATATACTCCACACCTAACCGCTGCTTGTGTTGGCTTATGGCCTTGTGCTATCAGCGATAGTACTTGCTCTTTTTTTAGATCGCTCTTAGTCATAGGTGCATGAGCTGATCCAGTTGATGACCCAATGGCTATCGGTTGATCTTGTTTAGCTTTGAGCTTTTTTAAATTTTCTAAACTCATTTTTCAATCTGATAAATCTTTTTTGAAATCTTTTCTATGCCATCATCAATATCAATCCCTTTGAGGTATTCAATAGCTTCAACTGGTGGATTATCTAATATGGCAACAATGGTTGTTTCAATAACTTTTGAAGGCTGGCATTTTAGAGCTGAAGCAACCTCATCTATTTTTTGAATTAATGTTTCATTTAGATAGGTTGTATATGAACGGCGTCTATGCTTTTTCAATTGTTGTATCCTTGTTATCCAGTAAATCAAACTTGGTAGCTTCGAGCTTCCAATAGGTTTTTCCCTCCGAGTTTGTGAAGCCAATCATTTTGCCTTCAACGAGAACAAGCATCCCTTTTTTGATTAAATTGGCTGCATTAACGGCGGTTGAATCATTGCTATTAAAACTAATGATCTCAACGTTGAACCAGCTAGTAGCATCAGATTTTTTAGGTTGATAGGCTATAGAACCAACGGCTTTTTTAAAATTGCCAATTGTTTTAAGCTCAAAGTCCTTGCCAGCTCTGCCGGCCAAGATGATATGGTTAATCATAGGTTCCTTTAATATGAAAAGAAAAAGTGGAGTGCAATAAAAACCAAGTCCCAATCATGGTTTTTCATCTAAAAACTCGTTTAAAAAGCTATGTGGATCTGTGAAGTAGGTTTGTATAAATTTTTTGTTTTCTCTTGAATGATAATTTTTAATGATTCCGGAAGTTTGGGCGGATTGAGGTATTTTAATAGCCTCTTTTAGGCTGCATAAATTGTAAAATTGTCGATATGTTAATCCGCCTCGATTCACACCTTTATTGGTTGACATTATTTCAACTCTAAAACAATTTTCTATTTCATCAACTGTAATATGGATATATGTATAGCCATCTAATTCATGGCATACAATTTCCACTTTATCGTATAATAGCTTGACATTGAAATATTTGATTGATTGGAAATAATAGGTTTTAAAATCATCCTTGGATAAGCTGAGGCATAGAGCATATATATCGTGAAGCTTTTGCATTTTTTTTCCCTTTCATGTGTTTCTTGTTTATAATAACACAATACTAACAAAAATAATTCTAAAATGTTTTAAAATATTTTATTAGGAGAAATAAAAAAAATGACAAGTGAAATTTCCGTCTATGATGGGTATATTCGAATCAATCCCGGTTGTGTCATGGGTGATGACTTGATGGTTGTGAATACGGCTCGTGTATCGTATGATAAGGCCTCTACCGTATGGAGTGAAAGAGATAAAAAGCTACTAAGATATTTGTGGGATCATAAACATACTTCGCCATTTAGGCATTGTTTTATTCGCTTTGAAATTAAAGCTCCAATTTTCGTTCTTCGTCAATGGATGAAGCACCAAGTGGGATGCTCTTGGAATGAAGTATCTGCTCGATATGTGCAAGTCCCTGATGAGGAATTTTTTTATCCTATTGAGTTTAGAAAGCAAGATGATAAAAACAAGCAAGGTTCAATTGGTCTCGTAGAAGATCAAGATGAAGCAATGGATTTGCTGCATCAATCTTATAAGCTGGCATATAGAAACTATTTGAAGCTTCTTGATTTAGGAGTATGTAGAGAACAAGCAAGAAGCTTGCTACCAGTTGGAAGCTATTCAAAAGCCATTTGGACCGCTTCATTACAAGCTATCATGAACTTTCTTGAGTTGAGATTAGAGCATCATGCTCAAAAAGAGATTAGAGATTATGCTGAAGCGGTGTTAAGATTGACCAGTTCTTATTTTCCTCAAAGTATGGAGCTGATTAAATGTCAAGATGCGTTAAGTGTGGAGAAGCCCTTCAAGGATTAGATTATTTACAAGGCTTTGAATATCGATTTTGTCAAGGTTGTGTAAAATCATCGTATTTCAATGCTTATGATGATTTAGAATTTTTAGATGAAACTGAAGATGAAGATGAAGAGGAAGATGATGATGAATGATTTTTTAGGAGTTTGCTTATACCTAGCTTCAATAGCTGAACGATTGCCCAATCAATCAAGAGTCGATACTTGCCTTGAGGTGGCTAAATCAGCAATTGAATATAAAATCAACCCATTTCTTGCATTGGCCTTGAGTTATCACGAATCTCGATTTGATAAAAAGGTAGTTTCTAAGGCTGGTGCCATTGGTGCTTTACAAGTCAAAAGAAAATTTATTGATTGCTCAAACTGTAGCGATATTGAAGCCGGTCTAATCGCATTGCGATATTGGATTGATAGGACTAAAAGCACTTGTGAAGCACTGGGTAAATATGCCGTTGGTAATGCTGGCAAGTGTGGCCAGCGCTCAAAAATGATCATCAGGCTATCAAAAGAGCTGGATTGCAGACATTCCCTTAAAGACTATTGTCAAGATTGTTGAGGATATATGAATAAGACCATGTTGGATATTGCAAGCCTGATCAGCTCTCAAAGCCCTTGTACTCGTGCAAAGGTTGGAAGCTTAATTTTTAGAGAAGATAGAAAGACTATTTTAAGCACTGGGTTTAATGGTCAAGCTAGGAAGAGTACACTTAAATTATGTGGTGGTGATTGTTGTCAAAGAGATGAACAAGGAATTCAAAGCGGTGAAAGAATTGAAGTAGGTTGTATTCATGCTGAAGTCAATGCGATTTCTAACGCTGCTTGTGAAGGGATTGCTTTAGAAGGATCATCAATGATAGTAACCGCTCCACCATGCTTGGTATGTGCAAAGCTGATTGTTCAATCAGGTATCAAAAAAGTGTATTTTACAAGTGGTGATAGGTGGACTCATTCAGGCCTTGCATTTCTTGAATTAAATGGCATCCAGCTTATCAGCCTTCAAGATGATAATGGGAAGGCTTAGACCGTCAATAAAGCTTAAATCGTCAAAGCCATTTGAGTCAATGAATAAAATATCAGCTGGTCTTTTGCCAATCCAATTTATACGATTCAAGTTATCCTGATCTATCCATATATGATTGAAGTCTTTGGTATGCTCAAAGACCATAGCACGAACCACCCTATAGAATAATGCTCTCTCATTTGGTTCAAAGAAGTAGCTTCCAGTATCCAGCTTGTGAATGTCATCAATCATCATGCTTAGTTCAATAAATCTTGAATCCTCAATCTCTAAGGAGTCATTGGCTTCCTTTATTACCTTGAATGGAATAAGGTTTGTTGAGTTCATTGATTTAGGTTTACTTGGATCATGCTTCCAGCTTCCACCGAGCTTCTCTTGAATATGAAATGCATCAAATTTGAACTGATGGCTATTGAATAGCTTATTGCCAAAAACCTTAGACTTAGAAGCTTCAATTATTGGTTTAGGTTGCTCAATGGGTTTAGCTTCCTCAATATCATCTTTATGCTTATTGACCACTTGAAAATCGTCAAGATTTTCATTTGGTCTAAATAATAATCCTTTAGGATTATTATTCATACTTATTGGTCGAGTGGACTTGACCAAGGCGGACTTGACCAAGGTGGACTTGACCAAGGTGGACTTGACCAAGGTAGACTTGACCAAGGAGTCATCTTTTTCAACCTTTTTAGCCTTGGTTTTGGCTTCATTACAATAGCGATTGAAGAAGGTGGTAAAATCACAATCCAGCTTTTGAAGTCCGAATAAATCGATAAATCGTTGATTGCCTTTGCCTGGTACAAATTTGACTTCTATTTTGATCAGAGGCTGATCTTCGATGATGATCTGAGAGAGCTGATCAAGACAATGCTGAACCTGGTATTTGCTCAATCCACCATTATTGCCAATCCATTGATTAGTTGCCTCTTTACCAATTAAAACTGATGATTCTCTTTCAGGTCCATAGATTTCTAAAAGCCTGATGATCATTCTTAGACCATTTTCTTTACAATGTAAATTTTTTTATTGACAATGTAAATTTTTTTCTTGACATATAAAAAAAATATGTTACCATGAGGTCATGAGCAACAAAGCTCGGTAAAAAAACCACCAACAAAATCAAAGGATTTCAAAATGAAAAACCTAAATCACTCAGCATCATTCGAATTCTACTCTTTAGAAGGAACCACAACTTATTTTCATATCGTAGAGCAAGAAGATGGCTTTGTTCAAGGTCATGCATATAGCGAAGAGCCAAGCTTTTGGTCTGATCTAAGCGATGTTGAGTTTTTTGAAGAAGTTGAATCAAGAGATGATGCTGATTTCTTTTCTAATGCAATGCAATGCTATGTAGTACAACTATAATCAAGGCCACCATGAATAGCAAAACCAACCCAAAAGCAATCAAGCTCTCAGAGCTCACTCAAAAGTCAATCGCTGAAATCGCTTTAGAAGCTGGCATGACACGCCAAAATCTATCTCAGCATTTGGCTCTCCCAGTCCCCTCTCTAAAATTCGCTTTGAGAATGCAAGAGTGCACTGGAGTCAATCACCAGTTTTTCTTGTATGCATATCCTCTATGTCTACAATTCGCAACAAAGGTTAAATAAAATGAACCACTTTCAAGACCATGATGCGCCAGTTCTTGACGATGAGATCAAAGACAACGGCCCACAAGCTGGCTACTTTCCAATCATCCACCTTCCAAAACAAGAGAAAATTTCGATGCTTCCAGCTATCGCATATTTTCTTCTAAATCTGATCTTCCTCATAGGCTTATGCCTTGCTATGTATGTATGCCTTGTATGGCTTAGAGTAATGTAAAATGAATGACCGGTCTAAACCATTTGACCTTGATTATCTATGTGAAAAAACCTTTCAAGAAAAAAATAAAACCGCGTTATTTCGAGCTGCCGACATAATAATCAATTTAGTTCATGGACCGAAAGAGATTCAAGACGCTATCTTTGAATCGATCCCAGATGAGAGCTGTATGATCTCTGAGTCCTACCGAATGATTTTTAGGATGTGCCTTAGACTCAGAGAGAAGCGAAGGCAAGCCGGGCAAGATTTCCCTATATATTGGCTTGCCGTTCATGATGAATACAAGGCGCGGTATCTTCACAATCTCAGAGACTTGCCTGAGATGGATTCTCCAGAGGTGATTCTTGATCTGATCATGACTACCGCTACAATGCCTATTTTTTGTAGTCCAGCCTATGCCAGGGTTATATGTGAAGAATATCTCAGCCATCTCATGCGAGTGGGTCTATCAAGAATTGCGGCATTGAAAAGCGAGCACATGAAGATCATGTCCAGCGAAGAAGCTGATGCTCTTGAAAGAAAAAGCCTTGATTTACTAGCATCTCTAAAGCCTAAAAAAAATGAGACGATGCTGGATGCAGTGATGGAGACGATTCAATCCATCCAAAATTTTGACGCTGGCACCTCAACCGGCTTAACCAGTTTAGACTCGATTTTTAGGCTTCAAAGAGGATGCCTATATATCATCGCTGGCCGTCCAGCTATGGGTAAAACCGCGGTAGCTCTTCATTTCGCCAAATTAAAACACGAAGGAAGAACGCTTTTTGTTTCTCTTGAAATGCCTAAAACCCAGCTAGTAAAAAGGCTGATTTCATCGGTTGGCGATATTGACCACTCGATTTTAAATGCTGGTATGGCTGGAGCTACCCCCAGGGATTTAGAAAATCTAAACAAGGCCGCTAGTGAAATAAGCTATTTAAATTTAAGGATTTTTGATGATAGCAAGCTCTCTATAACCGCGCTTATTGATAGGTGTACTCAGCTCAAAAATTCAACCAATATTGATTCAATGCTGGTTGCACTGAGCGCGTTACGATCAAGGGTTGGTGATATCGATACTCTTGATGGTGTCGATCAAGACCTGGTTGAAGACGCCAAATCTTATTTGAGGCTAAAAACCGAGGTTGAGAGAATAAAGGCTGAAAAAGTTGGCTTGATTATAGTGGACTATCTCCAGCTCATGACTGGAGATTCAAGCAATAAAAATCAAATTCGTGAGCAAGAGATCGCTTCTATCAGTCGTGGACTAAAGCAGCTCTCCAAGTTGATGGATTGCCCAGTCATAGCACTGGCTCAGATCAATCGTGGGGTTGAGTCCAGAACCGATAAAAGACCATCTTTAGGTGATCTCAGGGAGTCAGGAGCGATTGAGCAAGACGCCGACTTGGTTATGATGCTCTATCGTGATGAAGTATATAACGCGATGACTTCAGATAGGGATGTGATGGAACTGGGGATAGTAAAAAATCGACATGGCTCAATTGGTGTTGCCAAAGTCCATTTTGACAAATCAAGGCAACGGCTATCTGATATATAAGCCTTGTAAATTTTTTTCTTGACAATGTAAATTTTTTTCTTGACAACGTAAAGAATTTCATTTACAATGTCATTACAAGCATGACAAGCTTGCTAAAAATCAAAACTCGATTCCAAAAAAGGTAAAAAAATGAACCAGTTAAAAAGCCTTATGTACTACCTCAAAAGCTCCAGCTTCCAAGAGGATAATAGAAATGCTCAAAGCCTATATCATTACATTCAAGTCATGGCTGATAGACTTAGTGTAAAGCCTTTGCATTTATGCCAAGAACAAAATGCTATTGTCCTTCAGGTTCAGCTTAGTGATATTTGCATTATCACTAAATACTTATGTATTTACGATGATGATATTTATGTATTCAAGTCGGTTTCGCTTGCGGGAAATGTGATTAACTCAACTGAAACCAACTATTCTTTATTCCAAGCCGCCTCAAGTGATTTAGCAAATATCAATTTTGCAACTCGTTTCATCACTCTTTAAACTCACCGATTAGGACCATAGAAATGACCTCTCAAAAACTACATGATGCCTTAGAAGATACTATCGCGATCGCAAGCACAATGGAAAAGTTGATTCCAGTAGCTCAATATCTCACCTCAAACACTGGTTGGACTCCTCAACAACTGATCACCGCCTTCTTGTCTTATGGCGTTATGCATAGTTGGAATATAGCCCAAGTCATGGAAAAAATGTATGTTCTAAAAGGCAAGATCGCATATCAAGCTAGTGCTATGTTTGGTATTGCTATCGCTTCCCCCAAGTGTGAATCATGGAAGGTTTTAAAAAATACTGATACTGAATGTTGCTTAGAGTTTCAGAGAGCTGACAATCATCAAAAGTATACCGTTTCTTTCACAATTGAGATGGCGCAAAAGCAAGGATTGACAAGAAACCAGCAATGGCAAAATATGCCAAAACAAATGCTAATGGCAAGGTGTAAATCAATGGCCGTTCGTGACGTGTTTGGCGACGTCATAAGCGGCTATGATGCCATTGAGCTTGCTGATTCTATGGATATGAATGAAGATGAAAGACTATCTATTCTATCAGCTGAACTTGACACACCCATTCATTCAGAGAAGCCAGCTACAAAGACAACAAAAAAAGCTTCACTTCCTCAACCAATGCCAATTGTTACGCCAATCCCTCAATCAATGCCAACAATAGCACCAACTCAAATAATGCCAACATTTGAACCAGCAATAGAAGAAGCTCCAGCACCAGTTCAAGATGAACCAAGCTTTGTTAATGTTGACTATCAAGACAATTCCAAGTTCTCGGAGATTGAGAAGGCTTCTTTAAAGAATGTTATTCAAGATGATTTGAATCTCATTTGGGATATGGATAACAAGCAACATAAAGAGATCAATTTATCACCAGGCTTATCAATTGCAATCGATCAAAATATGGTCTTTGCTATCAAGTCAAAGCTTGGTGTAGTTAAGCGTTATTTGTGTTTAGCTGAACAAGACGGCCTAAAGCTTAAATTGACGGTACTAAGACAATCATAGAGAACAAACACCACCTGAACAAGCTGGATCAGCTTGAACGGGTTCAACATAGCCGCCCAATTCTAAATCAACCTTTGACCAATCGGCATTCAAGAGCGATTGATATTTAGCATCATTTATATCGCTGGTTTCATAGGGTGCATTTTTATAGACCATATCGCCGTAATCTGATAATAAGCTGATTCCCTTTACTTCACTTCTAAGACTCCAAATTTTATCTATCACCGATTCCCATTCATCGGCTTTAACGCTACAAGTATTGGATACATTATGCGTTAAGCCTTGTTGATTTTCAATGTCTTTAGTCCCTGGTAAAACCCAATATTTTTGAAAGAAAGCTACTTTATCTAAAAAGCTTATAGCATCAATATCTTTTCTTAAAATAGCACCATCAGGAGCTTCGCAAGCAAAAGACACGATCCCAACTTGGGCTTCGCTATCATCGCAAACCTCAGGCAATTTGCTTAAAATCTCATGCCAGATTGGATTGATTTTATTTATTCGCATTCTTCTTATGTAGTGCTTGGCATGATATGGATGAATGCCCGCACAACACCCAGCCACCGTTGACGAATTGCCACTGGGTTTAATCGTTGTACACCTTAAGGCCTGATTAATTCCAATTTGTGAAGCCGTTCTTTTGTTCTCATCTTTGATCATCATTGAAGCCAATTGAAGCAAGTTTTTATTTTCAATCAATGCTGGATTGTGCATGATTCCAGTCATTGAAACGCCGATCAAAGCATCTCTCTCTATAATCCGTTTGGTGACCTCTCCTAAATATCCAGTATTTGTATAGCTAGCTTGTAAAGTCCCCAAAAAAGAAGCTGATTGACAAGCCATTAAAAAATCTTCTCTTGATTCAAGATTGGCAACAACAATTTCATTTAAATTGCATACCGCCCAGCCACTTGAAAAGCTTCCA